AATTACCAAGCTACCGTCACTCTTTCGTGTTCTCCGGGTGCTGTTACACCCTAGAGTTTTGATGCTTCGCTTCTCCCGCATCCGATTCAGTTTATGTATTTGAAGATGACTGATAACAATTACCCTAATGGTTATGTTACTGACTTGCTCAATCCTCAAATTGCGGGTGCGACACACACTGCAAAATATAGCACTCTTATTGCTATGGCTCAACGTTGGCGTATGGCTTACGCTAGCGTTAGTGTTTACCAAGATGGTGCTGACTTAGCTAATCAAGGTACTCTTGTTGTTAGTCAGCCGCCAGTTTGTCCCCGCGTTGTTTATCCTAGTACGCAGTCAAATGTAAATGATTGTTACTGTGGCTGCAAGGGTGTTTATTTCAACGTGGCTGATGAACCAAATTTTTTAAATTCTCAATCAATGCCTAACGCGTACTTTAATCGTTCTCGTGAAGGTGCGTATGTGCCACTTAAATTGACTGAAACTTGCCAAGACTGGGTTTCCGAGTCTGACAGTATAAGTCCTATTATTAATGGTGGTTTTGGAGCTACTCCCGATACTTGCAGTTTGACCTTGGGCCATGCTGGTTTTGCAAATTTTCCGTATCCTTTTCCGGATCTTGCTCCAATGCTGCATACCGCTGGCGTTTTGCACGGTGATGCTACTTCTGGTTTTATGAATGGGACATGGGCCCATATATCGGCTAGAAATCTAGCGGTTTCAACCAGTTATACATTTTTCGTGCGAATGGGTGTTGAGATGCAAGTGTCTCCCAATTCAACTTTGGCGCCACAATTGAAATTGTCTCCAGCTTATGATCGACAAGCTTTAGACACTTATTTCGCCATTGCTCGTGAGTTGAAAGATGCTTATCCTTCTGACCACAACAGTCTTGGAAAGATTTGGGATGTGATTTCCAAAGCTTTAACTGTTGTTACTCCTGCTTTAGCTGCGGGTCTTCCAGTTTATGGTGTTCCTGCTGCAATGGCTTTGACAGGAATTCAGAAAATTGGGGATCGTGCTCGTGCTTCTCGACGAGCTCGTAGTGCTTCTCAAGCTCAAATAGATCGTGCTATACAAGCTAGAGAAATTCCTGCAATACAGCAGGGTCCACAGCGACAATACGCTGTGATTTCCACACCTAAAAGTCAGCAAGGTGTGAGGACCTTTACGCCTCGTGTTGCGCGGATTAAGCGTAAAGGTAAATCGCGGGTTTATGGGACTGCGTCCCAATTGGACCCAAGACAGGGAA